CCTCAACCAGTCAAGTCGTAGAAACTTTAGGGAGTCTTCGGATTCCCTAAATACTTTCTATGATGAGAGCAAAACTATCACCCAACATGATTTCATTTGTCACAGTTCGTCGTGGCGAATGGATTCTTAAAATATCTGTTTTTAAGAACAGACAGATAATGGTAGTTGCACAGCATTGTTATGAGTTGGAAAGACTGATAATTAAATTCTTCACTGACCAAAATACTGCTGCAGATTATATTGAACAACTTGTTATAGAGGAATAAGATGATTAAAGTATTTAAATTGATTAATGGTGAAGAACTAATCGCTAAAGTAGAAACTAGCACAAATGGATATCTTCTAAAAGATCCAGCAGCAATTGTTATTCAACAAACAGAAAAAGGTGTTGGTGTCGGACTGGCTCCATACATGCCGTATGCTCTTAGTGAGATCACTTTGAACACTACTGCAGTCGTTTCTGAAGCATCTCCAAACCTAAACATGGAAAACGAATACAACCGAATTTTCGGATCTGGCATCCAGATCGCATCGGCTGGAGCGATTAAGTAAGTAAGTACTAACTTACTAGAGACGAGAGACCCTGTAGATACAGGGCTAGAATAACCCTACCGAGTGTAGGGTTTTTTGCATTTAGTTGTTGTCTTTAATTGCAATTTAGGGCATAATAGTTATATTATGATGAAGAAAGGTGAACAAATGAAATTCTCTAATATCGCTAAAGTTGGTCAAACGATCCGTGCTTATGACTTCAAACCTATGGTTGGTCGTGAAGACTGTTTCGTTGAAGGTGTTGTTGAACAAGTTCGTAACACTGAACAAGGTTTTATGGCTTTCAAAATTACCTGCACCAAAGATGTTTTCGGTGGTGAGAATCAACCAAAGGGTAAACACTCTCGTGTTGGCAAGATTGTGTTCGTGCCACATGAAGTTAGTTTCATGGAATATGATGCTCGTATTTTGAATCTGTCTGTTTAATTAAAGAGGAAATTGATTATGAAAAAAGCTGAGAAACAAATGATTGTTGCAACGATTTATAATCGTAGTGTTAAAACCAAAGCTGAGATTCGTGCTGAAGGTGAGAAAGCACTGAAAGCATTCTTACGCAAAGGTGGTGTTATTCAGGTTGACGAGAAAAAGCGTCGTGCACCTAAAACCAAAATGTCTGCAAAATCCTCTCGTGGATTCGTGTCTGGCACTGGTGGGTTTGCAACTGGATATCCTCGCAAAAGTGTTGCAATTTAACACTTGCCTTTAATTGCAGCTTAGGGTATAATAGTTATTATTATGATGGAGAATGTGATGAAATCTTGGGATGAATTGAGTCGTAAAGAACAATTGGCTGCAACTCACTATGACTTCTACAAAGATGTTCATGGTGTGCGTCCTCGCTGGATGAATTACGATGCAATGACTGAGCAAGAACTCGAGCAAGAGTTGGACTCACTCAGCAAACAAGCTGAAGTTGTCTTCGCTGAAGAGAAACAGATGCAGGAAGAATGCATCTCTAAGTTTGAACAGCATGTTACCGATACCATCTGCATGGGTGCGAAAGATCGAGCAACAGCCCTTCGTTGGATTATGGATGCCAGCAGTGCTGATGGTGACTGGGAATACTTCTGCTTTCTCAATGGTCTGCCTTATGGTTACTTTAAGGAAGTTGCATGATTCTCGCTAAAGAGATTACTGTCTGGACTACAGACTTTCAACCGAATCATACATACTTGATGAATGACTCGATGGATAAAATCATCGGTTACTTTAAGTGGAACAATCCAAAAGAATTTCAGAAGTTTAAAAATCCTCTTAGGTTCGATACACGCTATCGTAAATTTAAAATCCTCCAGCGTTATGAAGACAAATCAAATGTCAAACGATGGAAGATTAATGGAAGTAAAGACCATGTATATTATGTCGAAGAAGCAGATAATGGTATGACATGCACATGTATCGGTTTTAAATATCATGGTAAATGTAAACATATTGATGGAGTAGTGAATGAACATAAACAAATTTCTTGATAGCCTTTCTGCGAATACCTCACGCAATTTCAAAATCGAGCAATTAAACGCACAGAGCGATAACGAAACTTTGCGTGAGGTAGTTCGTCTGGCACTCGATCCATTCACTCAATTCTATCAGCGTAAAATTCCTCAGTACACAACTGACAAACATCAAACATCTTTGGAGAATGCACTTGGAGCACTTTATGATTTATCTTCTCGCACTGTTACAGGTAATGCAGCAATCGAATATCTACGCATGTTGCTATCATCTCTATCACCAGATGATGCAAAAGTTATCGAACGAATCATTCAGAAAGATCTGAAATGTGGTGTGGATGTATCCACTGCTAATAAAGTTTGGAGTGGATTGATTCCTGAGTATCCATGCATGCTATGCTCACCATTCGAGCAGAAGTTAGTTGACAAGATTAAGTTCCCAGCCTATGCTCAAATGAAGATGGATGGTATGCGATTCAATGCTATTGTTCGTGATGGTAAGTGTGAATTTAGGAGTAGGAATGGAAAAGAAATCCTCTTATTGGGTAACCTTGAGCAAGAATTTATTTCTCTTGCTGGGTCTATCGATTGCGTGTTCGATGGTGAACTTTTGGTTATGCTTCCTAATGATAGTCAGTTTGCTGATCGGCAGACTGGTAATGGTATCTTAAACAAAGCAAACAAAGGTACAATCTCGCCTGAAGAAGCAGCAATGGTTCATGCATCTGTTTGGGATCTAATTCCTTATGTGATGTTTGAAACAGGACATTGTGCAACTCCATATTCAAAACGATTCTCTACTCTTGAAGCAATTGTTAATAAACAATCATCTAAAGATAAAAAGATCTGGACTGTATCATCTACAATTGTAGAAACACTTGAACAGGCACAAGAGATTTTCCAAGAGTATTTGTCGCTTGGTTATGAAGGCATCATTCTCAAAGATGGTAGTGGTGAATGGGAAGACAAAAGAAGTAAGACTCAGATTAAATTCAAAGGTGAATTGGAATGCGATCTGAAGATTGTTGCAGTTGAAGAAGGTAAAGGTAAAGCTGCAGGAATGCTAGGTGCAATTATCTGTGAATCGTCTGATGGAGTTGTAAAGGTAAATGTTGGATCTGGTTTTACAGATGCTCACAGAAAGCAATATTGGAAAGAAAATTTAATTGACAAAATTGTCGCAGTGAAGTATAATAGTCGAATCAAAAATAAAACTGGAGAAGAGTCTCTGTTTCTTCCTGTGTTCATCGAACTGCGAGATGACAAGGATGTTGCAGATTCGTCAAAAATTATAAAATGATACTTGAGAGTAAGTTAAAAGCAAAAAGATTTTTTGATCCAAAATCAAAACAAGATATGAATCTTGTAAAGAGATTCATCAAAGAACAGACATGGGGATACGATGGTTGCCCATTCTATCTTGAATTCCCTTACACTACAATTCCAGATATGGTCAAAGACAAAGTCATACATCATACACTGGGTGTAAAGTTTAATAGATTCCATCATGTATATGGAGAACAGAATGAAGATAGCAATTAATAGATGTTTCGGTGGTTTCGGTATCTCAGATGAGGCATTTGAAAAACTATTGGCTCGTAAAAATGTAACATTTGATAAGGTAGAAACAGATTCTACTTTGTTTGGTTCAAATTATTATCAAGCAGGGCACGCTGGTGATGACGATTATTATATTAGTTCTTATGACTACTATGACGATCGTTCAGATCCAGATTTGATTGCTGTGATTGAAGAGATGGGACAGGCATCATGGGGTTGGGCAGCAGAGATTGATATTGTAGAAATTCCTGATGATGTTAAGTGGCACATTCACGAATACGATGGTATTGAGCATGTCGCTGAAGACCATAGAACTTGGAGTTAATATGTTGGACATTGAAGAAATTAGATTGGCTCGCAGTCTTGGAAGAGTAATTGAAGAAGAACTTCGTAAAGGTAATAAACTTCCTGATGAAGTCTTGCGAGCATATGAAGAATTATACAGACATTGGCAATGGCAAATGAGTAAGGAATTGTCGTGAAAGAAGAACTTGATAAAGCATTGTGTGAGAAGTATCCTCTAATTTTTAGAGATCGTAATGCACCAATGACAGAAACTGCCATGTGCTGGGGGATTTGCACTGGCGATGGTTGGTATAATATCCTTGACACTCTATGTGGTTTGTTGACCAGCAAGTATCGTCAAGCCAAATCTCGTTATGAGCACAAGAAAGAAGTATTTGAAAGTGGTGAACCACCACCATGGAGTAAGAAACTTTATACTGCTGAGGAAGTAGAAGAGAGTCGTTTGCTAATGGAGGAAGAAGCAGCAAAAGTTCCTGTTGCTGTTCAAGTGAAAGAGAAGTTCGGTGGACTTAGATTCTATGTTGGACCAGCAACTGAAGAACATTACAACTACATTACCTTTGCTGAGAGTATGAGTTATAAAACTTGTGAAGTTTGTGGCAGTCCTGGAGAAAGATATACAGATGGATGGCACACAACACTTTGTGATGTTCATGCAAAAGAACAGGGTCGTGAAAAAGTGGAGGAAGATGATGAGTAAATTTGTTTTGGTTGAAACACTATCTCAATATCGCATGCGTTATGTGATTGAAGTGCCTGATGACCATAATGACAGAGAGTTTCCATGCACTGATATTCAATGGGCAGAAGATACTGTCACAATGGAAGAGATGAAAGAATTTTCACAGAAGTGGTTGGGTGAAACAATTATTGGATCTAGACAGGTTGACAAACCAGAAATTCTTTGTCTGTGTGCTGAGGATAATGATTATCTTAAATCATGGACTGATGAAGAAAAGATTGAACGACTTACTACACCGATTGGTTATAAGCCAGAGAGAGATTAAATGTTCATATTCGATGTTGAAACGCTAGGAGTTGAATCAACTTGTGTGATTCTCTCTGCAGCATTAATTCAATTTGATCCAGAAAAGCGACCAACATATCAAGACTTACTAAACGATGCATGTTTTGTAAAGTTTGATGTGAAGGAACAGCTACAACTTGGAAGAACATCATCAAAGGGAACTCTTGATTGGTGGAAGGAACAACACGAGTATGTTCGTAAAGTTTCTTTGGAACCATCTCGTGAAGACATGACAGTTGAGAATGGACTCAATGCATTCTATACCTATATGAGTAAGTTTGCAAATGCCGATAAACAAACAATGTGGGCGAGAGGTTCACTCGACCAGATGGCAATTGATTCATTGGCAGTTAGAGTTGGCTTGCAAGAAATTACAGGGTATAATATGTGGAGAGATGTCAGAACAGCAGTCGATATTCTCTATGGTACTACAAATGGATATGTAGAAGTAGATCATCCACTTTTCAAACGACATGAAGTCATCAAACATCATCCTGTTCACGACTGTGCACTTGACGCAATGCAACTTATGTATGGAAAAATAACTTAATGGAATTTTACACAAGCGTCCATCCGTTGGGCGATAAGATCCTCGTTAGAGGTTACGATAAAGGAAGAGCATATCAGCGTAAGGTGGATTTCTACCCTACGCTGTATGTCACTTCTAAGAAGCCATCCAAGTGGAAGACTTTGGATGATACATATGTTGATGAAGTAAAACCTGGAACTATTAAAGAAACGAGAGAGTTCGTTAAACGCTACGAAGATGTAGAAGGGTTTGCTGTTTATGGTAATACCAATTACGCATATCAGTATATCAGTGACACCTACGAAGACGATGTCAACTGGGACATGGAACAAATCAAAGTGTTCACCATTGACATTGAAACTGCCACTGAGAATGGATTCCCAGATATCCGTAGTGCCAATGAAGAGATTCTTCTAATCACAATTAAGAATCTACAAACAAAAAACATTATTACATTCGGTACTAAACCATATGAAAATAAAAGAGAAGATTGTCAGTATGTTTACTGTCGTGACGAACAACAACTTCTAAAAGAGTTTATCATTTGGTGGCAACAGAACTATCCAGATTGCATCACTGGTTGGAACACAGACTTCTTTGATGTGCCATATCTTATCAAACGATTGGACAGAGAACTTGGTGATTCATTCTCTAAGAAATTCAGTCCATGGGGTTACATCAATGAACGAAAGATATTCGTTAAGGGTAACGAAGAAATATCATATGATGTTCTTGGTATCTCTCAGCTAGACTATCTTGAACTTTACAAGAAATATACATATACAAAGCAAGAGTCTTATCGTCTGGATTATATCGCACAAGAAGAACTTGGTGATAAAAAGAAAGAGAATCCTGGAACAGACTTCAAAGATTTCTATACAAACTACTGGGATAAGTTTGTTGAATATAACATTCACGATGTGGAGTTGGTTG